AACATTTACGATGGATGGATCTGCTTTTGATGTAAATTCAACCTCTACCCTAGCTTTAGACAACTCAAATACTTCAAACGGTATAACAATCGGTACTGCCACATCAGGTGTTCCTATTTCAATTGGCCACGGTACCTCTGAAACCACAGTTAACGATAATTTAAGTGTTACAGGTAATTTAGCAGTTGACGGAACAGCTAACCTCGACAATACCGATATAGATGGCACATTAGTAGTAGATGGCTCAAACATCTCTTTAGATTCAACCTCTACATTAAATATAGATAACTCAAATACCTCTAACGGCATAACAATTGGTACTGCCACATCAGGTGTTCCAGTTTCAATTGGCCACGGTACCTCTGAAACCACAATTAACGATAATTTAAGCGTTACGGGTAATTTAGCAGTTGACGGAACAGCTAACCTTGATAACACAGACATAGATGGAACACTTGTAGTAGATGGCTCAAACATTTCCTTAGACAGTACTTCCACTTTAAATATTGACAATTCCAACACTTCAAATGGTATAACAATTGGTACTGCCACATCAGGTGTTCCTATTTCAATTGGTCACGGTACCTCTGAAACTACAGTTAACGATAATTTAACAGTTACTGGAAACATCACAGCAAGTGGTGGTTTAAATGCTAACCTAGTAGTTGAACCAGCATCTTTAACTTCAACTAAAGTAGTAGTGTTTGATGATTCAACTAACCAATTCTACTTTACAGGAAGTTATGGGGGAGCTGGAGGAGGAGGTAGCTTAGTAGACCTTACAGCTGCCTCAGCAATAGTATCAGCATCCGTTTTATCATCCGCTAACCAAGGAGAAGCCACATTAACTATAAATGGATCCGGATCTACTATAGATTTAGGTTTAAAAACAGGTGCTTCACCAACATTCGAGGGCTTAACAACAACGGGTAATGTCCAATTAGGAAACGAATCCACTGATACCGTAACTATTGCTGGTAATCTTATCGTTAATGGAAGTACAACAACTATTTCAACCTCAAATCTTACAATTGAGGATAAATTTATGTTATTAGCCTCAGGAGCAGCTACAACAGTTAATGCAGGTATAATAGTTGAAAGAGAACAAGGAGGAATAGGAACAGCTTTATATTTCGATGCAAACACTAACATGTGGAGTGTAGATGTAACTGGAGCTGATGCAGATGATGGTACTGACGGATCCGCTGCTGCAGATGTTAAAGTAGTTACTGTAGGACAAGCATCTAGCTTACCAGCCTCACCACTAATAGCCCTAGACTCAGAGGGAGCTACAGCAGGACCAACAGATGCCAATGCTAGAGGTCAATTATTTGTAGACACGGATGATGAGTTTGGATTATATGTTTGGTTGGGAGCATAATAATATTGTAAAATAAAAAAGAAGCATTCCTATGGGATGCTTTTTTTAGTATATGTATATATGATTAAATAAAATAAGTTATGTTACAAATTAAATTAGAACCACAAGAAATACAATTAGCAATTGTAGCCATACATCAGACGCAATTTCAAGGTAAGGATGCCCATTTAGTATCAAAAACCTTAAAAAAATTTGAAGATAAGTTAGCTAATTTCAAGCCTATGTAAAGCCTTTATATTTATTAATAGTATATTATTGGCCCATTAACTATGGGAAGTAGGCGGTAATGTTGCCGTATCTAACCGTGAAATACCACATATAATGCCAAGTTGGAAAAAAGTCATAGTCTCCGGCAGTAATGCCAATCTAGCGCAAATAAGCGCAAGCGTAGTCCCTACAGCTACCACCCAAAACTTATTAGCAATTGATTCCTCAACAGGAGGAATTATGCAGATAGCTCAATCAAATGTAGACTCAAGCACAACAGCAACAGATACCTTTAAAGCAACTGGACAAAGAAATGGAGACTCAGCCATTACAGGCTCATTGTTTATGTTGAAGGGTAACATAACTGCTTCAGGCAACATAAAGGCAGATGGTGATTTAGCAATAGGTGGAAATATTTTTTCATTTAATGGATTTAGCTTTATTCAAGGATTAGCAGCAAACTTTACAGGAAGTAATGTATTTGGATCAGGCTCAAACCCCTCAGCTAATGACACAGCGGGTGGTGGAACGGCCCATCAATTTACAGGCTCTGTCGCAATTACAGGAAGTAGTGCATTAGATATTTTTGGAGGAGGTATTACTGTTCATAATGGGAACTCTACTTTTAATAATCATGTTTCCCTAGGAGCTGATTCTAATAACAGAATCAATGCAAATGGTTTCGTAGCTACAAGACTAGATGTTAAAAACCATATAACAGCCTCACTTAATATATCAGCTTCGGGTGATATAATAGGAAAGGCTATTAGAACTGACACATTTATGGGGACAGGTAATGATGTTTTAGTTTTACATGCAAATGCTGGACAGATTTTACTAAGACCTAACGGAGCAACCTCACCTTCCGGAATGACTACTATAGATAATGCAGGATTAACGGCTGCTAACTTAATAGGAACTGATGATATCACCGCAGGAGGTGTCATAAGTTCTAGTAAAGTAGACTTAGAATATTCTTTATTTGCTCACTCAGCTTCATTAAATTATGTAAATGCCGGTGAATTAGCTTTACCAGGTTTTTCAAATGTCTCAGCTTCTCTAGCAGCTTTAACAGCAGGAACAGTAGGCGATAATTTAGGCAACCACACTGCAACTGAAGATTTAGATCTTGCTACTTTTAGTATCAAAGGTATCACCAACATAACAGCCTCAGGTGTTATAAGTTCTAGTAAAGATGCTCTTATTAATGGATTAACTATTGGAAGAGGAGGGGGAGATAACATAAATAACACAGTTATAGGTAATTTAGCACTTTTATCATCTACTGATTCAAACCAAGAGGGTAACACAGTAGTAGGCGCTTCAAGCATGCAATTAAGCCCCATAGGTAAACTCAACACAGCGGTAGGTTGGAAAGCATTATACCAGACAAAAGCCTCTAACAACACCTCTATAGGTCAAGATTCTCTTTACAATCATGTAATTGGAGATAATAATGTAGCTTTAGGTCTTGAAGCAGGAAAAACTATTACAGGAGGTTCAACTGCTCTTTATTCAGCTTCAAACTCTACCTTTATAGGAGTTGACACAAAAGCCAAAGCAGACGATGAAACAAATCAAATAGTTATAGGTTTTGATGCAGTTGGAGAAGGTTCTAATACTGTTGTTTTAGGTAATAACTCAATAACAAAAACAGTCTTAAAGGGCGATGTATCTTCAAGTGATAATTTAGCAATAGATAATATAAGAGCCTCGGGAACAATAAATGGTAAAATGCCATTTTTTACCCACCATAATGGTAATTTTACAAATACCACAGAACAATTTATCCCTATAAATAACATCTCTGAAGGTATTCAAAGCCTAGAACGTAATACTATAATAGCCCCCCATAATGGAATTTTAAAGAAAATAAAAGTATTCTCTGCAAGCGCCCCTGGTAATACGGTAGTTGCAGTTTACATAAATACTGCAACTACTTCATCACCACAATTCCAAGTTACAACTACAACATTTTCTGATGCTTTAACTACTGGTACACTTAATGTAAATGAATCATTTTCGGCTGATGATAGAATAGCTATATCTTTTAACCCTAATTCACAAATGGGACTTACGGCTGTAACTTGTTTATGGGAATATGATACAAACACATAATGGCAAAAACTACTACTACATGGAATAAAGCTAACTTTAAATGGAATATAGCTCCAACTAACACTAGTAAATCTCGTTATACTTGGAATGAAATTACGTTAGTTAAGTATGCCGCTGGAGTTGTGGAAGAGGATAATTTTATTCATTCATTTTTTGATAGAGACCCAGAAAAAAAAGATAAATTAGTTAAATTAATATGCAAAGTTCAAGGAAAAACTATAAAAAAAGAAAAAGAAATTAAAGACTACAAAATTACTGTTAAAGACATTCAACTCCTTACAGAAGAGGTATTAGGTATTAACGTAACAATATTATAAACATGTATAAATTATACACAGATAAACAAGAAACATTCGAGTGTGATATTCAACTTGAAGGAGCATCCCTAAATAACTCAAAAGCACGTTTAGTTATTGAAACAACTGACTTAGCTCTACTATTTAAGGGCACTATAACTTCAGAGGGAAAATGCAAAATTCCAGTTAAAAAATTAAAAGGTATTTTAGGTGAAAACTCTAAAGGCACTATAAAATTGGAAGTAATAGCTGAAGACACTTATTTTATTCCTTGGGAGTCTAATTTTGAGGTTGACACAGCTAAAAAAGTACAAGTTGAAGTGAAATCACAGCAGGGAAATATCATTAAAGAAGGAAAACCTTCTATTAAAGTAAAAAATATTAATGAAGTAACCCTAAATGAAAAAAACCACGTTCTAAATATCCTTAAACTACTAATTAAAGAAGAAATTACCTTATCTAATGTTTCTTTTAGAAAAAATAAACTCAACCACATAGTAGCAACTTATATAGATAAACACCCAATTAACGAAGTACAAAAAAATAAAATTATAACAGGGGTTATAGGTGGACTTTCAAAACTAAAGTAAATAAGTTATGGCGTTACCAGATTTAACGGGCCAAAATATAGAGGATACTTACCAAAGAGTATTACAAATAGGTAATGGGGGTGATCTCCGTGATGGCACAGGTTCTTTAATTCCTTTTTTAGCTTTAAATGATGTAAGTGCAAGTGACTTTATAATCGGTGGTCGGTTAAATATTGCTACAGCTGCTACTTTAGGCTCTGCTAAAATAATAGGCAACCTTACTGTAAATGGCGATATAACTTCAAATAATTCCCATATAAAAGTTTTACTACCAATAACAGCATCAAGTAATATAAGTGCAAGTGGAACAATAACAGCAGCATCCTTTATAGGAACAATGGATGGAGGATCTTTCTAAATATTTATAACAAATGGCAACTATAATACAAATAAAAAGAGGAACAGGATCAGCAGTCCCAACTGGATTAGCTGATGGAGAATTAGCAATCAACCTTGATAATGGTAAATTATTTTTTGGTTCGGGTTCTAATAGCATAAATAGCTTCAGATTTAAAAATCTCACAGCAGAAAATTATATAGTATCTTCCTCTGTTACAAATATTACAACACAAACATTATCAGGTTCATCAGCTTTTGGGGATAGTATAGATGATACCCATCAATTTACGGGCGCCATAACTGCTTCAGGTAATATAAGTGCAAGTGGTAATTTATTAGGGGGTGGTATTACCGTTAACGGCAATTCAATTTTTAATAGTAATGTTATTACTTTAGGAGTTGATGATAGTGATAGGATTAATTTAAATGCATATGTTGCAACTAATGTAGATATTAGGGGCCCTATAACAGCCTCAGGTAATATAAGTTCAAGTGGAATAGTAACAGCAAATTCATTTACAGGTAATGGCTTATCAATTGATGGCCCTTCAAATGCACACATTGAAGTGGGTGAATATAATGTAGGATTTGATGTAGTAGCATTAAATACTGTATTTATTACAGGATCAGGTCTTATTATTTCTGGGGCAATGGCTGATGCAAACCACCATAATATGTTAAAAATTGGTAATGTAGAGTTACTAGATTTAAATACAGCCCTTTCCCCTAATGAATTCCTTATTCACAATGTTAATAGTTTTAAAATAACTAGTGGTAGTGATGGGGGCGATGCAGGAAATTCTGGACGATTATTTGAACATAATGGTACTGATTTTACTCTTTTTAAAAATAATGCGGCAGCAATTGCTGTTACATCAAATACAACTACACTCACAAATACTAATGTTCAATTTGTAGGTAGTACATTTATTAAAGCAGACATCGAAAGCCCGGGAGCTAATGGTTATTTTTTATTCGCTGCGAGCGATCCGCATTTATCCCCTACAATAACAAAAGCTGTAAAAACAGATAATGTGTTTCAATCACTTACAGGTAATGTTACAGCATCCGCAATAAGCGCAAGTGGAACAATAACAGCTTTGGCGTTAGATATTAATGGAGTAGCAGCGAATACTATTGACATTAGCTCTGGAGAAGGCAATGTAGCCATTAATGCATCTAGTACAGATGCAGACTGCATGATAAGAGTTCAAGATAATTCCACAGCCGGAACTAATGCAATGGGAATAGTAGCCACATCAGATGATTTTATAATAAGAAATGATGAAGGTAACTTTAAAGTTAAAATGGCCAATAATGCCACTACAACTCTAACCCTAAACCAGTCTGGAGATTTATCTTTAACAGGCGAAATCACAGCATCCGCAGTAAGTGCAAGTGGAACAATTACGGCAGCAGCAGCAGTTTTAACAACCGCCGACATAAATGGCGGAACTATTGATGGAATCACATCATTAACCGCAGGAGGAGATTTAGACATAGGTGCACATGATTTAAGAGCTGCAACGCTAACAGCCGATGGTTTAACATCTGGAAGAGTAATATTTGCAGGAACAGCTGGTGTATTATCTGATGATGCAGATTTAACTTTTGCAACTGACACACTAACAGTAACTAAAATAGCAAATGTTAATTCTACTTCTCATATAACAGCATCTGGTAATATAAGTGCAAGTGGCAATATAATTGCTGTTTCTATGAGTGCCGCAGCTCTTAGTGGTGACGGTAGTGGAATAACAAATGTATCAGCAACCGCGAATGCAGGAACATACTCAAGTTCTTTACAAATATTAGGTAATATAACATCTTCAGGTAATATAAGTTCAAGTGGAACTATCATAGCCGCTACTTTAGATGCAGCAGCGGTTACAGATACCTTAGCTGCAGCAATTGTTGCTGAAATAGATAATGATGAAATCCCAATCGCTAAATTAGCTGAAGACGCTGTAACTGTAACTGCTGGAACCGGCCTTACAGGAGGAGGAAGTATCACTTTAGGTGGTTCAGCAACTGTAAATGTAATAGGAGGTACAGGTGTAACAGCAAATGCAAATGACATAGCTATTGGTCAGGATGTAGCCACTACAGCAAATGTACAATTTGCTAATATTACATCATCCGCTAATATAAGTGCAAGTAGTACTATATCTGCTTTTTCAATAAATTTACAGGGCGAAATAATAAGAACAGATGGTGACTTTATAGATATACCAGGTTCAGGATTAATAGTAACTAAAGGTATTCAAGCAGAGTCACATATAACAGCATCAGGTAATATAAGTGCAAGTGGAGATATTAAAGCAAATACATTCACAGCAGTAGGTAACGTTGATTTTGATGGTGATTTAGATGTAGATGGTACTGCTAATTTAGATATAGTAGATATAGATGGAGCAGTTGATATGGCTTCAACTTTAACAGTTGATGGAACCGTAGATATTGAAGGAGAACTACAACACAGTGGTGATGCAGATACTAAAATTTCATTTGCTACAAATCAAGTATCAATAAAAGCTGGTAATACTGTAGTATTTTCATCTACAGTAACAGGAAGTAAGGTAGAAAATGTACACCAAAATATATATAACACAGGCTCATTAGCTTTATCAGGTAATGGGGGTGCTATTGGAGATATAGTCAAATTTGGGGGTATTACAACAATAGCCGGTGGATTATATGCTCTTACAGGATCTGATTGGTCACTCGCTTCAGCAACTAGCACAGCTACAGGAGCAACATCTTCTTTAGCGGTAGCATTAGGTACTAATCCATCATCAGATGGAATGTGTTTAAGAGGATTTGTAAATCCAGCCGTAGATCCATCAGCTCCATTAGGTAATCCCCTTTTCTTAAATACAACAGTAGGTAGAATGGTAAAAACAGCTCCGGCATCATCAAATAATGTAGTAAGAATAGTAGGCTACCAATATGGTTCAGACTTAATTTACTTTAATCCATCTAACGATTATATAATACACGCTTAATGCCAACAATAAATCTAAATAAAGGAGGAGCAATTACAGGTGCAACAGCTGCTAGCCAAGCAGCTGCAAGAGATGTGGCATCGGGACAATCAATTATTCAAGATTCAGATTCAAGTGCTGCTATACAATACTTTTTTAGCTCCGGTAGAGGTGGAGGAACTTTTAGATATACAAGATCATTCTTACAATTTGACACGTCTGGCATAACAGGAACTGTAACTGCTGCTACTTTAAATATAGAAAGTGACGGTGGTAATGACAACGCAGATGTAATAGTTTGTGCAAGTGATGCTTTTGGGGGGACAAGTGATGATCTTGTAAACGACGATTTTAATAACTTAGACTTTAGTACTCCATATTCAAGTGAGCTTCCTATTTGGGCTGATGATGGAAATAATAACGCAATTACATTAAATAGTGCTGCTCGCTCCGCTATTCAAAGCGATAATAGTTTTATATGCGCTGCAATAGATCATGATAGTGATTTTCAGGATACTGATAGTCTAGGTGGGAGTGATGGCAATACAACTGTAGGTATAAATTTTGGAGGAACTATAACTTTAGTATTAACAGTAGCAGCTAGTGGACCTGCAAATCTTACATCATACAACGGAATTGCTAAGGCAAGTATTACTTCTATAAATGGAATTGCTATTGCAAATATTACAACTCTAAATGGAATTAGTTAGTGGTTTTTAAAATCCACATATATGTATATTTAAACATAAAATAATAAAAGTTATGGCGATTAAAGAATCAAAAAAATTAGAAACTCAAGAATTAGAATCTTTACTTAGTTTAAGAAAAAAAAATAATAATTTAATTTTTCAAAGAGGGCAAGTAGGATTAGCTGAGGATAATCTACAATCACAAAAAGATCTTTTAAAAGAAGAAATTCAAAAATTATCTCAAGAAGAGCAAACTATTTCTACCCAACTTTTCGAAAAATATGGAAAAGGAGAAGTTAACATTGAAGATGGTACTATTACCCCAGTAGAGTAAATTCTCTATACTGGTTCGGATATTTTCTAGATATTTATTATTGGCTTTAATTCATCATGGTTTTGATGAAAGAGTTCATATTTATATATAACAATAATAATCTAGAAAATAATGGCTGAAGCAATAGTATCACCAGGTGTATTTCAACGAGAAACCGACCAATCATTCATAACCCCAGCTCCTGTAGAAGTAGGGGCAGCAATTGTAGGTCCTACGGTTAGGGGGCCAATAGAGCAACCAACAGTAGTAAGTTCATTTGCTGATTATAAAAATAAATTTGGAACGACTTTTGTGTCAGCTTCTGAAAATCTTGAATTTTTCACATCAATAGCAGCACAGAAATTCTTCTCTAATGGAGGAAATTCTATGTTAGTAACTAGAGTTGGTAGTAGTTCATTTACTGAAGCTACTTCAACTAATATAACAGCTAATCAAGGAGCATCTTCTGGATTTGCTGGTGGTTCTTTAACTATATCATCTAATTTTACCCCTGAAGATGAAGTACAAATCACAGTAAATTCTAATGAATTTAGATTTATTGCAGCCGATCCTGTTGGGGGCATTCCAGCAAATAATTCACCAGTGTTTTATTTTGCAACAGGTTCAGACACAGCAGCAGGTATAGCAAGTTTAGTTACGGTTATTGACGCCGCAAGTGTTGGAGTAGGTGCAACAGCAACATCCGCAGCATTACAATTAACGGCATCCGTAGCGGGAACCGCAGGTAATTCAATTACAGTTGAAACTGGTTCAGGTGCTACAATTACAACTGATTCATTAACATTAAGTGGTGGTACTGATGGTGCTGGTAGTGTAGCATTTACATTAAAAACTCTAGCCGAAGGAACTGTTTTGAATAACTCAACAGGAGCTACTGATGATGGAGTAGAATTTTCAGATGGATCTTTAAAATCAGGTTCTCTTGATAATTTAAGATATGAGATCTCAGGATTAAATACAACTGCGGGTACATTTAATGTATCAATAAGAAGAGGAGATGATAATACAAATAGTAAAATTATTCTTGAAACATTTGTTGGATGTAGTTTAGACCCTAAAGCAGACAATTACATTTCAAAAATAATAGGCGATCAATACGCAGAACCTACAACCATGGAAGGTCAAACTTCAATTAGAATAAATGGCGATTATCCAAATAAATCTAAATTTGTAAGAGTATCAAGTGTTGCTTTGCAAACTCCAGATTACTTCTTAAATGATGGCTCCGTAGGAAAAAATTCAAGTGGAAATTCATTCACATCAAATCTTCCAGTAAATCAAAGTGGTTCATTCCAGGGTGCAACAGGTACTAATATACCAACAGGTGGAGCTTTATTAGCATTTGAAAATATTTCAATCACTAACACTCAAGGATTAGTTGCAAGTGATTACACAACAGCCCTAAATATTCTTAAAAATAAAGATGAATATAGATTTGCTACTATAGCACTTCCTGGAATTTATCAAGAAAATTTCTCCTCGGCAGTTGCATCAGCAATTGAACTTTGTGAAGTAAGAGGAGATTGTTTCTACATAGCAGATATGGTATCTTACGATTCAACAGTAGCTACTGTAACATCAGAAGCAGGTGAATTAAATACTAATTTTGCAGGTACTTATTGGCCTTGGGTTAAAGTCCCTTCTACTGAATTAAGTAGAAACGTGTGGGCTCCAGCTTCAACAGTAATGCAAGGCGTTTATGCCGCTAACGATAAAATAGCAGCTCCATGGTTTGCACCAGCTGGTCTAAATAGAGGAGGTCTACCAATAGTAAGATCAGAATTTAAAGTAACACAAGCTTTAAGAGATAAATTATATGACAATAAGGTTAACCCAATTGCTACTTTCCCAAGAGTAGGACCTGTAGCATTTGGTCAGAAAACTCTTCAAAAGAAAGCAAGTGCTTTAGATCGCATTAATGTAAGAAGATTACTTATTTCTCTGAAGAACTTTATAGGAGATACTTCCAAAAACCTAGTATTTGAACAAAATACAACAGTAACTAGAAATAGATTCTTAAACGCAGTCAATCCATTCTTAGAATCAGTTCAACAAAGACAAGGATTATTTGCTTTTAGAGTAGTAATGGATGAATCAAATAACACCGCGGATGCTATAGATAGAAATCAGTTAGTAGGTCAAATATTTATTCAACCAACAAGAACAGCTGAATATATAATTTTAGATTACACAATACAGCCAACAGGAGCTACATTTAATGACTAAAAACTAAAAAGAATTATATTTATAATAAAATAACAACACAATGGCAATACTTAGCTCAGCAGATATGTTTTTTACGGCTTACGAGCCTAAACTACAAAATAGATTTATATTTTACATAGACGGAATTCCCGCTTATCTTGTAAAATCCGCAGATAAACCAAAATACGTAGCAGAAGAAGTAGTTCTTGATCACATTAATGTTAAAAGAAAAGTAAAAGGCAAATCTGATTGGTCTCCTATTTCTTGCACTTTATATGATCCAGTAACACCCTCAGGAGCACAAGCAGTAATGGAATGGGTTCGACTCCATCACGAATCAGTAACAGGTAGAGATGGTTACTCTGACTTCTATAAAAAAGATGTAAGATTCAATACCCTAGGACCTGTTGGAGATGTTGTTGAAGAATGGATCTGTAAAGGGGCTTACATAACTAATGCTGAATTTGGAAGTGGTGATTGGACTTCATCTTCACCTATGGAAATTAGTTTAACAATTGCTATGGATTATGCAATCCTAAATTACTAAAATTACTTACATATAAAAATTGAAGAGGTGCGCAAGCACCTCTTTTTTTTACATATGTATATGCAAACATACAAAAGTTATAAAATGGAAAATAAACAACTATTCCCTACTGAAGAAGTTACTTTACCTTCAAAAGGTTTGATTTACCCTAAAGACAATCCACTTTCAAAAGGTGTACTTGAAATGAAGTACATGACTGCTAAAGAGGAAGATATCCTTACAAATGGAAGTTACATTAAAAATGGAACAGTAATAGATAAACTATTAAAATCTTTAATAGTAACACCTATCGACTATAATGATATAGTAGTAGGAGATAAAAACGCAATTATGATTGCTGCTCGTGTTTTAGGGTATGGCAAAGATTATACTTTTTCTATAGGGGATGAAGAACATACTGTTGATCTTACTGAAATAAATGATAAGGAATTAAATGAAAAAGATCTTTTATCTAAAGGCCAAAATGAATTTGAATTTACTCTTCCTACAATTAAAAAAACAATTAACTTTAAACTCCTTACTCATGGTGATGAAAAAAAGATAGATAATGAAATTAAAGGAATCAAAAAGATTAAAAAAAATGAATCACCAGAATCTAGCACTCGATTAAAACATATGATAACATCTATAGAGGGGGATTCAGAGCGCAAAACTATAAGAGAATTTGTAGATAATCAACTACTAGCACGTGATGCTAGAGCATTAAGACAATACATCAAAGAAATCCAGCCTGATGTAGATTTATTATTTGAACTCGAAACAGAAGCTGGAGAAAAGGAGGTCAGGGTTCCAATTGGGATCACGTTTTTTTGGCCTGACACCGAATTATAAGTTTCAAGTTTACCAAGAAATACATGACTTGGTATATTATGGGAATGGAGGTTTTATATACTCTGAAGTATATATTATGCCTATTCATATTAGACGTTATCATATTAAAAAAATAAATGATCTTCACGAAAAACGTAATGAGGATGAGCAAAAAGCTATGAATACCTCTAAACAAAATATGCAAAACCTTGCTAAAATGCCTAGAGTAAAATAAAGCTAAATCTTTTTATATTTATACCCAACAATAATACTATCTAATGGCTAAAATAAATGATGTTGATAAGGCAGGTAAGGATATAAAAAATACCTTTTCTGAGATAGGTAACCTTATTGGTGAATTAAATAATAGCCTAGAGAAAACTCTTCTTTTAACTAAAGGAGTATCTGATAATCTTTTTCAAAGTAATGATCTTACTAAAGAATTTATGGAAAGTGAAGAAAATCTAAAAGGCCTAAAAGAAACATTAGCAGGCTTAGATGAGGACAAACAGAAAAGACTTGCAGAAGCAATGAAAACTGGTAAAGGACTAAACCATGAATTAACTAAAGAGTTAGGTCTTCAAAAACATATAGGAAAATTAGCAGGAACAGGAGGTAAAATAAAATTAGAGGTGTTACAAAAACTTATTGATAAGCAGGATGAGTTAAACGCAAAAAAGGAAGAAGAAAAGAAAAAGGAAGAAAAAAAAGCGGCATTTGAAGCTAAAGTTATAAAATCAGCAAATGCCGCTGCAGATGTTTTTCTAACTGCAATCATGAAGACAGACGAAGAAACTACAAAAATGGCTCGTAGTTTAAATATGTCAAAAGACGAGGCTATAGATATAAAAGAGCAATTTGCCATAATTGCTGTCAATTCAGGAGATATAGCAATAAATTCTATAAGATTAGGTAAAGCTAATGCTGGCCTTAATGCTCAATTAGGAACGGGTGTTCGATTTAGTGGGGAAATGTTAACAACTTTTTCTAAACTTACTGAAATAGTAGGAATTTCAGCTGAAGCAGCTGCCCAATTAGCATTTCAAGCCCAGATTTCTGGACAAAGTTTTAGAGAAGTAGAGGAAAATGTATTAGGAGCATCTTATGAGATGCAAAGAGGAGTAGGCATTCAACTTAATATGAAGGATATATTAGAAGCAACAGGTAAAGCTACTGGTAAATTAATGGCAAATTTAGGAGCAAATCCTGAAGCAATAGCAAAAGCAGTAACCCAAGCTAAACTATTAGGAACTGAATTAGAGGCATTACACGCGGCAGGTGCAACTCTTCTTGAGTTTGAATCAAGTATTGAAAAAGAACTTGAAGCTGAACTCCTAATAGGTAAACAATTAAATTTAGAAAAAGCAAGAGCAGCAGCTTTAGCAGGTGATGAATTAGCTTTAGGGGAGGAATTAAGTAAAAACTTTGGAACCCATAAGGAATTCATAAATATGAATGTAATCCAAAGACAAAAATTAGCAGCAGCAGTAGGATTGGAGGCAGGAGCTATGGCAGATATGCTATTTAAGCAAGAAACCATGAATATGAATGCTAAACAACTTAGAGCCCAAGGTAAAGGTGAATTAGCAGATAAGTTAGAGCAATTAGATACACAAGAAAAAATAGCATTGGCTCAAGAAAAATTCCAAGCAGCAATAGGAGATCTAGCCACAGTATTTTTACCTATAGTTGAAGGATTTGGAAATTTGGTTAGTTTTATTGCAGAATCTAAAGGGGGCGTAATAGCATTAGTAAGTGTAATGGCAGGTCTTGCAGCAGTATCAGTTGCAAACGCTATAGCAAGTATTTATATGAGTTTAGGTGCAATACCATTTATAGGAATTGGGTTAGCTGTAGCAGCAACTGTAGGTTTTTTAGCTACAATGGCTTCTGCAAAATCTAAAGTTAAGGATGGACATGCCCCTGCAAGTAGGGGTCCATTTACAATTATGGATAATTATGGTAGTGTGCAAGGCACAACACCTGGTGATAGTATAGATGTTACAGGAGGGGCACGTAATGGAGGAGCATCATCACAACCTATAGTAATTCAAAATAAAATAGACCCATACACAATGGCTAATGGGGGTAAACCTCGAGGAGGATTTGGTGCAATTCAAGAACATCAGTCAAGTCCTACAATGGCTTAATATTTATAACAAAACAACACAATCATGTCATTAAAAAATTTAAAATCAATTCACGACTTAGTTCAAGGAGACACCGCTCCCGTAGGAGATATGGAATCTCAAACAGGCCCCGCATTTTCAATCACAGGCCCAGATGTAGAAAAAGGTTTATCCCCATTTAATATTCCAGCAGGATCATCACTACACGGAGGTCCTGCAGTTGATCAAGCAGGTAGATCATTAGTAGGACCTGCTTACCAAGGAATTTATGGGGGTGTTTCAAACCAATCCGGATTAGATAAGGATGGAAAAACTCCAGATCTCTACACAGACAATCTCCCAGACTAATGTTCAATGGCGATAGCTCTAAAAAATCTCCTCTTACTCGCCGAAGAAAGTAATTCAATCACGGTTAATCACCTTGATGGGACAACTTCTACCCTTCCTTTTGAGCAAAGATCATTTGGATATGGTCAAGGAGGAGGAAAAATTGGGTTTGATTCCCAACCCCCATTTATAATCACAGATTTACCCCCAGTAGGTAGTGAATCTACTGGTTATGTTTTAGAAGACCCAAGCACCTTAGATGTAGTAGATGATCTTTCAAGTAATTTTGTAAGAGGAGGAGCTGTAACTTTAGGTAAAAGGGCTCTTAAAGACTTAGAAAGATTTGGTAAAGTTATATTTAGCCCAAGTGGATTAGCCTGGTCGGCTGCCCAATTAGCATTAGCTGCAACAAACCCAAAAGGACCAATACCTGAAGCAGATCCTGCGGCCGCATCAGATCCTGACAAAGGTGCGTTAATTCAGGGCATACAAGAATTTGGCCAAAAGTTAAAAAATAAATTCCCCCGAAATCAAGTAACCTTACCCATCGGTACAGGTTTAACAGTTGGAACTGGTGCGGCTGGAATAAGATTTAGAAAGGACGGCCTTGCAGATCTTACGATAGAATCAGGCCATAATTATGATCCTAATAATGGAGGGGCAAAATATGATAAAATTACTGTAAATAATGCTAAAGAAATTAGTGAAAATGCAAAAGAATCTAATAAGAATTTTAATAGATTACTTAATATATATGGTAAACACATACTTAGTGATGATTTAGATCCAAGTATAGGAAGTGTTAAGATTGATTCTAAAAAAAGAAAAGATTCATCCAATGCTTTTTTATTAGAATATGGAGGAGGCGCCCATTCACTTTTTGGTATAGGTAAAACTGCTATAAAAAAATATAAAAGTAATCCCTATGATAAATCTATAGAACCTACTTCTGGTTATTTACCTGTTTTTAATAGTGGTTTCTTTTCCTTAAGACAAGGCCTAAATACAACAAACCAAATAGTCATAGGTAGCTCTGATTATACTGATTATAAAACAGTAAAAGGTTTACCACACCAAGTAAAAAGTACAAGAATTAATTTATATAAAATTGGTGATCCTGGAAGAAAAGCCCGCAGTCCTGAAAGTTTTATTCCTCAAAACCATTCCTCAAAAAATAAACATTCATATGGGGTTTATAACGTACGCACTGTAGACAAAATATCAGCGGCTAATATTTTTAAAAGACAAGGAGTAACCGATATAACCGAATTTAAAGACTATATTAAATTTAGAATAGCAGTGGTAGACACAGAAAATCCTACTAATGATAATGTAATTCTATTTAGAGCCCTCCTAGATAATGTAGCAGATAATTTCTCAGGAGAATGGAATTCTTTTAAATATAATGGTAGAGCTGAAAAGTTTTACACATATGGGGGATTTGATCGTTCAATAACTTTTGGATTTAAAATCCATGCTCAAACTAGATGGGAGCAAAAACCCCTATGGAGAAAATTAAATTACTTAGTAGCCCAAACTGCACCTGAATACAAAAACAGAAGAATGCGAGGAGTATTTTCTCGCTTAACCATTGGTGATTGGATGAATGAAATTCCAGGCTTTTTTACCTCAGTAAATTTAAGCTGGAATACAGCTTATCCTTGGGAAATTAGACATGATGGTGGAGAAGATGGAGCTGATGCAGATTTAAATGAATACCCACACATTTTAGATGTTTCTTGCAATTTCCAACCAGTACACAACTTTGCCCCATCAAACAGCCCAACAACACCATTTTTGCTCCCTGAAATTGGGGTAGAAGGTAATAGAAAATATGCTAGAAAAGATTCTAATGAGTTTGAAACAAATTTTAACAAAAATGGAGTAGCGGAAAATGCAGTTGCTAGTATAATACCACCACCACCACCGCCACCACCTACTGATGATCCTTCACCCGACTCACCACAAAACACTTCAACAGGTGGTTTCTTAACAGAAGAGGATCTTATTAGTAGATTTCTTCCACAAAATCAATTCTTATAATGAAACGATTTAGAGACATAAAAAGATTAAGAAATAGAAATAGGAATAGATACTACATTAATACTATTCTACCAGAAATTCCTCTAAGCCAAGATGATGTTTACATTATAACTCAAGATGGGGATAGATTAGATAATCTAAGTTATGAATTTTACAATAACGTACAATTTTGGTGGGTAATATTAGCGGCTAACCCTAATAAATTGCGAAAAGATAGTTATCATGTAGCCTTAGGTGAGCAAATTAGAATACCATCAGATCCTATTAGGTACATAAATGAATTTATAGATTTTAATAATAACAATAGATGAGTATTTTTAAAGATACTTTTAGGAAATATGTCAGAAACCAAATATCACTTAGAGAAGAATTAATTGATATAGGAAATACTGATGATAATGGTGTAAGATCATCTAGGTTAAAATCAAAAGAGGTTAAACTCCAGGATGGCACAAACGCTACAATAGATCCAGGAGCGTTTTTTTCATACTCTTTAAACAAACAATGTGCTATAAGAATGACATCTTTAGTAGATTATGTAGAAGATGTAAATTTAGATATAGGTAATTTAGGAGAACAAAGTTTTCAACGATTAAAAGGAGCATCATTATCACAAAATTTTATATTACAAGGAGGCATTTTAAGCGACTTTGCAAGAAATACCGACCGGAAGACAACAGATAAAGATGGAAACCCTCTAACAGAAAGGAAAGTAAGAAAAATTGATCAAGTGAGGCAATCATTCCGCCGACCTGGATTAAAAACAAATTTAGGATATGGTGATTTTGCTATAGGATCAGATGCAACTAGTGATGGTTATGGAATAGTACCTATGCCCGGTATTACTGATGCTAATATTAGAACTAAAAGTGCTTATGGTTCTTTAAGAGAGGCAAAAGTAACTTTTGAAGTCCATAACCAAAGACAACTTGAGATAATGGAAATGCTTTATATGAGACCTGGTTATATGGTTTTATTAGAGTGGGGTTGGTGTCCCTATATAAAAAGTAGCGGTAATAGAGAGGAAAGAGGTAAAATAGTAAATGAATTAAGATTAATTGAAGATGAAACTAATAATAAAATTTACACTAATGATATTACCCAACAAACTGTATTTAATGCAATTAATAAACTAAAAGAATCCCAGGATGGAAATTATGATGGTTTATTAGCTATTGTAAAAAACTTCGGTTTTCAAGCTAGAGATGATGGGGGTTTTAATTGCTTTACCGAATTAATTTCTATAGGAGAAGTAATGGAAAGCCTCAAAATCCCTAATGTATCTGTTTTTAAATCAGGAATAGGAGGAACCCTCCAATCAGAAATAAATGAAGAAGAAAACAAAAGTTTTGAGATAAATAGTAAATACGAAAATATCACATACCACCACCGTGGTGGGTCTACTAAAACAATAAAAGACAGAGACCACCAAATCAATCTTACAGACTTCCAAAACGCATTATCAGCAGGAATATTCCCTAATAGTAATGGACTTTTAGGTATGATTCAATCCTTAAATAATTATGTTACCTTTAATGCTAGGGTATTAAATGGTACTAACTCCCAAAGAGCTAGAGAAATATCAGACGATGATAGTCTAATCAGTCAAAAGTTAGATAATGTAATGCCCGAATTAAATGATGAAGTAAGGGATAAGGATAATTTTAAAACCGACTACTTTGAAAATTTTGATAGATCAGCTACATCTGCCGGATATGGAACGGAAATAAAAAAAGGTGATGGCGGGGAAGCTACTACTGAAAGAGATAGAAGAAAATATTTATTAGATTTATTAAGATTTCAATCTGCTAATATAGATATATTCATTAAAAAAGTTCTAAAAGTTGATGATGAAACTTTAAAAGATTATATTATTTTTAGAGGCCACAAAGGAAAAGAAGGCTTTAAGATAGTAAATGAAGTCCAACAATCCTATATTAGATGGGATGCTCTTTCAATTTTATTTAATGAATCCTTAATCCCTAAAGATGCAAAAGCTTCAACACCTTTCTCTATTATAACTGATAGAATTTACTATAAAAGTAAAGATGAAAAGAGATTTGATCCTTTATTATTTTGTGGTATTACTGCTTATGATAAAATCCAATCAAATGAAATATTTGATTTTTCTTGTGATGCTAATGTTTGTATATTACCTAACCAATTTGCATCAACAACCACAGCAGATAATGATGTAGTAGATTTTAAACAAATAGAGAAAACCTTAGGATATATTCCTAACCTTGAAAAAATCCCTTTTGATTATGTAACTGCTAAATATGAAATAAATAAATCTATTAATTATAAGGGAAATCCTTATAGTACTAATGATGATTTCAAACTTACTGAAACTGATAAATTTCGCAGAATAGGTAATATATTCTTAAATATAGATATGTTATTAAATATCGCAGAAAAAAATGCCGATAATGATGATTATACTATAGGTAATTTTATTAATGATGTCTGGGGAGAAGTAAATAAAGTATGTCCAAACCACAATTTTGTTTTAACAGATGACAAAGAATCTAACTTAGGTTTTATTATTGATTTACCTGTAGATAACACAGAATTACCTTTAGATGATTTACATGAATTTATACCCTACAGTAATAAAAATATTTTAAGAAATTTTGAATACACTAGTAATGTTCCTAGTGCTATGACTTCAACTGTTGCAATACAAGCTCAAGATCCTAGAAATATACAAGACATAGATGGTGTTACCTTTGCAGCTTTTAATAGAGCTATAAAAAATAGAATCTTAAGCACTGATATAACATCAAATTTTGAAAAAACCATAAACAATTTAGGAAGTCAAAAAAGCAGCTTTGTATATGAACAGAATAAGCTAAAAAATAGATTAATTATTTATTTAGATAAATTTTTTCTTAACCTTAAAGCTATAGCTAATGAGCAATCTACTGTGGGGGATGGAAATATTATGGGAACTTTAAAATCTTACCAAAAAAATTCAGCTTATTTCTCTACCGCTTACTCCCAAACCTCAACATTTAATTCAGTTATCCCTCTAGAATTTTCTGCTACAATGGATGGAATTTCTGGCATAGTAATTGGAAATATATTTAAAATCCAAAAGGATCGATTACCAAAAGCATATGCTAAAACTGACATTGGTTTTATAGTATTTAATGAAGAACAAAAAATAACAGCAGGTGGAGATTGGACTACGGATATTAGTGGAAAAATGATTATTTTACCCCCTAAAGATAAAAAACCACAAATATTAGGAATAAGCACTGAAATCCCTGTTGCTGAAGACTTAAAGGACTATAATGAATCTACAAAAACTGTAGTTGATGAAACTGAAATAACAGCTGCTCAAAGTAAAAATGGTGGAACTGCCGTTCTTATAGAAGGGGATGAAGTATTCCTTAAGCAAGTAGATCTTGAAGGTTTAGGATTTCGGAGCAGTTATTTTAATATTCGTGAAAATGAAATACCACAAAAATTTGGGTTTTCAGTTGTTAGATCCACTCCTAGTATATTTGAAAAAGGCAACATAATAAATGAAACTGATGACACTGCTATAGGATTGTTTAATTCTTGGGAAGTAGGAAATAAAGGCGAATTTGGCATTAAAGGAGTAAATAATTTCACAGATGGAACTCCTGGCGCTGCTACTGTGGTATTAGGTAAGATCGAGGAAGTAAAAAGAATACCTTTTGATAATAATCAAGTTAAAATTTATAAATCGGCATTATCTTCTTATATAAAAGAAGAAGACTTAAACCACCCAGAAATGAAGGGAGGCAACAAAACAATTCTTTTTTCTTATGCAGATATTGTAACTGAGGAAGATGGAGAAAAATATTATATAATAGAAGGTGGATTACCAACTATTGATGTAGTAGAAGAAAGAGCAGCAGTAGGCACTCTGGGCCAGCCAGGATATGTAGCACCCCAAAATATAATAAAATCAAAATATATTGATATAAGCACTAGACCAGGTAATGGAGAATTTTTAGGAGGCCAGGCTCCTGATGGTAAACCAGTTCTTAATTCAGCAGAAATTAATAAAGATAAAAATCCAAAACAACTGAGAAATGCTTTGGAAAAACCAAGAAGAGTAAGGGTAACAGACACTGTAAATGACAAAGACATATGGTTTAAAATTAATTTTTACCCTTCTGTAGATGAATTATTTCTTAATAAGTGGTCTATAAAGGGGGGCTACGTTAGAGATTATGGAGCTGATGATTCCTTCTCATCATCTACTAAATTATCTGAATACTCAGCTACTAATGACTGTTGGATGAGAGATGATACATTAGCAGCTACCAAAGACTTAGCAACATATGCTTCAAACATTATTTAATGGCATACTTACCTAAAAATAAATACCAAGTACTTTATACTAATGGGGGTGAATATAAATTCCCAAACTCCCAAACTCCCTATATAGGAAATTATCTTAAATTATATAATGGTGAGATCTTTGCGGGGGATAGTATTTCATCACCACAAGGAAAATTAATTCCAATTACCTCCCTTCCCTCAAGAAATGTCCAAATTGACTCAATTAATAATAGAGTGTACTCTGTTTTAAAACCAAATCTTACAAAAGAGCAGGATGAATATATTCCAATTATTGGCAGCACACCCTACCCTACTGAGGTAGATTATAAAAAAGGCTTCTTTATACGGTTTTTCTCAGTAAGACTTAATACTAAAAGCTATCAAGAAATAGATAAAAATACTTTTTTAAACTTTTATAAAAGAAAATACAATAGAAAATTATATAAAGTTTTTCAATTAAAATGGTATTTAGGCGAAGATAGTGAAGTAAAAAATCAAAATTCTTTAAGGATTTATGAATCTAAATTACATGGAATATCAAATATGTTTCCTAATAACACCCAATATAGAAGAAATAACCCTACAAACTCTGAAATATTAGAAAGTTTAATAGCAAATCAGGGAGAATTATTTTATTTAGATGGAAGCCCATATCCTAAGGGAGCTTTATACCATATCCACCCAATTAAAGGACCAATGGAGGGAGCTATCCACATCCCTGAAGTTCACGCATCTCTATCATACTCTTCAGTCCCAGGATTCCCGTCAGATGATACATCTTCTTCTGACGGGGGAAGTGGCTATTAATAAATTATTTTGTATATTTGAGGTATGTACTACCTCATAGAAACTAAAGATCAATTAAATCGTTTTTTTAAAGATGAAGGCAATGAATGTTACCTTCAATTTATTACAAATAATGATGAGGTACACCCCAAATTACAATCTCTATGTGCTTTATACATTTACTCATTTAGTAAAGAAAAGGGATTTATTATTAATTTAAATCATCCTGAGGCATTTGAATTAGACTTACCCCTAAATCATTTGCAATTTTACACAAACATATTTGTGAAAGAAAAAACCAAAGCTTTACTACACCTTCCCCAACTTTCTTATACGGATATACAATCTATATTCTACTTACTAAAAAATGAGCCTTTAGATCCGCTACCAAAAACAGCAGCCCACACGTTTTATGAGCGCAAATTTGGCGCAAACAACGTGAATAAAATAATTCCAATTACAAAACACTACGAGGCGTTAACCCAGGAATTTAATGCGTTAAATCCATATATTACTAATTACAAGAGTGAAGCTTCAAATAAATGGTATAATGAAATACTTACACCAACTTTAGCTAAAATGGTAAGTGAGGGCTTTAAAATTAATGGTGACTTTCAAAAACACTTCGACATTAAGGAAAAGTTTAGTATTAAAGACGATAAAATATATGGTTGGTATAATTTTTGCACAACAACCGGTCGTCCCACTAATAACTTCAATAAAATAAACTTCTCAGCCTTAAAACACGACAGTGGAGAAAGAGATGCTTTTGAAGCAAATAACGATGTATTGGTTGAAATGGATTATGAGGGCTACCACCCACGAATTATAGCTTACTTAATAGGACACTACATAGATAATAAAGAATCTGTACATACTCAACTAGCAAAAATGTACTTTGAAACTGAGGAGGTAGATAAGGAAATGTATAAAAAAAGTAAAGAGCTAACCTTCCAACAAATGTATGGGGGTATATCTAAAAAATATCTTAAACATGAGTACTTTAATAAAACCCAAAAATTTATCGATGCCTTGTGGGGGGAATTTAATGAAAAAGGATTCGTTAAAACTCCAATTTCAAGGCGTAGGCTTTTAAAAGGCAATTATAAAAACATAACACCACAAAAGTTGTTTAATTACTACATACAAGCATTTGAAACTGAGTATAATATTACTTTACTATCGCGAATATTTGAATTTTTAAAGGATAAAAAAACTAAGATGGTGTTATATGTGTATGACTCCATGCTATTTGACTTTTCGTTAGAGGATGGTAAAGAAACTCTTCAATCTTTAAAAAATTTAATTTCATCTGACTTTCCTATAAAATTAAAGAAAGGAAATATATACTCTTCTCTTGAGGCCCTTTGATATTTATGTGTGAACAATACAATTCACACAATGAACAATAAACTTTACTGCACCTTTATTGAAGAAGATGAAGTAGATGAAGTTATAGATGAGATAGTAGGGGAGTACGAAGTTTTATTCAATAAAATATTTGTTCTGTCCTCTATAGACGAGGATAAATTAATGTTAACTTATAACATTGATGTTCCTTATGGAAATTATAATTTGCATTTACCTAATACCATTTTGGTCCACAGAAAAAAACAAACAAATACCTTATATACTATAAATGCATTAAATGAGGTTATAAAATATTTAAATAATGGTATCTTAGATACCTCCTACCAAGTTGATTGGAGTAAATTTAGAAATTCCTTACTATTAACTCGCCCTGGTGGATTTAAAAAACTAAGAACACGCTTAAAAGACATTAGAGAAATATAATATATTAAAAAGGTTATGAGATTATCAAGTTATGTAGGAAATACACCACTAATTCCTATTAGATTAGGAGGATACACAGTATGGGGTAAATGTGAATTTATGAATCCCGGAGGATCCGTTAAAGATAGAATGGCAACTTATATTTTAGATGACGCCGAAGATCGTAAACTTATAAAAAAAGGTGACACATTAATAGAAGCAACTTCAGGTAATACTGGAATTGCTTTTGCTATGTTAGCAGCAGAAAGAGGCTATAAAATGAAAATTGTAATGCCTTCTAATATGTCTAAAGAACGTAAGCAAATGTTAAAGTTTTATGGTGCTGGTTTAATTCAAGTAGAAGAAGGAGACTTTGATGGAGCAATAGAGACTAGAGATACTTTAGCAGAATCTTTTGGATGGTTTAATTGTAATCAATTTCACAATCCCTTAAATATACTAGCACATTATAACACAACAGGCCCTGAAATCAATAAACAATTTAGAAAATTAACATCTACCGATCATGAATCACCATGGCCCCAAGCATTTGTTGTTGGAACAGGAACAGGAGGAACTATCATGGGTTGTGGAGAGTACCTTAAAGAAAAATTTCCAGGAATGAATTTAATAGCTGTAGAACCAGAAGAAAGTGCAGTTATGTCAGGGGGAGAGCCAGGCCTACATGGAATTCAAGGTATTGGGGATGGAAGCAAGTTCTTAGTAGATTTAAATAAAATAAATGGCATTAGGACTGTACACACAGAATGTGCAAAAAAAGTAGCAAAACATTTAGCTTTAAAATATGGGTTATTTGTTGGAATATCAGCGGGAGCAAATGTAATGGCTGCTTTTCAATGGTTAAGAGATAATAATCAACAAACCGCTATAACAATTCTGTGTGATAGGGGTGAAAGATATTTTAGCTGCTTATAAAAAGCCCCCTGGAAAAATTTGGTTTTACTGACCTAAGTTCGTATATTTCGTCAAAATTAAAAGGTCATGAATCTAGATGAAATTAGAAAGCGTATGGACCGCTTGCAAAATAAGTCCAATGGAAAATCCAGTAGCGATTTTAAAAAGAATTTTTGGAAACCACCAAGTGGTGAAAAATCTGTAGTTCGTATTGTACCATACAAGTATAATAAAGATGTTCCCTTTACGGAGCTATATTTTTACTTTGGTATTGATAAAGCTAGAATGTTAGCTCTATCAAATTTTGATGAGTCTGATCCTATTTTAGAGTTTGCCTCTCAACTTCGTAAAACTAACGACCCAGATAATGTAGCTCTTGCTAAAAAATTATTCCCTAAAATGCGTATTTTAGCACCAGTATTAGTACGTGGTGAGGAAGATAAAGGTGTTCGTTTTTGGGAATTTGGAAAGATGGTATACCAAGAACTTTTAGGAGTTATGATGGATGAAGATTATGGTGATATCACAGATATTGCTGCTGGTAGAGATATTACTGTTGAAGTAATTCCAGCTAAGGAAACAGGTAAAATGTACGATACTACTACAGTTCGTGTTAAGCCAGTTCAATCTCCTATTTCTAAGAATGGTGAAGATGCTGAAGGATACCTCGAAAATCAGAAAAATGCTGTAGAATTATTTAACAAATATTCATTTGATGAAATGAAAGCATCCCTCCAGAAGTACCTAGCACCATCTGAAGAAACAGAAACAGTTGCTGCTACTGAACCTGAAAAAGGAAAAGTTGATCTCGATTCTAAAATAGACGACTTATTTAGTTAATATGGCTAGAAAATCCAACAAACCAGCTCCAACAGGGGAAAGTCTTACTGAGGAATTAGCGGTATCGCTGAATAAAAAATTCAAGAAAGAATACAATCAGGTAGCATACTTCCTTAATGGGGGAGAAGAATCGCCAACAGATGTTACGTCGTGGGTATCTACTGGATGCACACCACTGGATCTAGCGATTTCTAACAGACCAAACGGGGGTTTGCCTGTTAGTAAAATTGTTGAGATTACGGGTCTAGAGCAAAGTGGTAAATCCCTCCTTGCAGCCCACGTTATAGCTTCTACACAAAAACAAGATGGTGTAGCAATTTATATTGACACAGAGTCATCACTTGATGCTCAGTTTTTAACCGCCATAGGAGTTGATGTTGATAATATGCTTTATATTCCCCTTAATACTATTGAGGATGTTTTTGAAGCTATGGAAGACATCATTGTTAAAATTCGCGAAAAAAACAAAGATAAATTAGTTACAATTGTTGTTGACAGTGTTGCCGCTGCTACTACTAAGATTGAATCTGCTGCTGATTATGATAAAGATGGATACGCAACGGCAAAAGCCATTATTATGTCTAAATCAATGCGTAAGATTACTAATCTAATAGGGAAACAAAAAATCCTGTGTGTATTCACAAATCAGTTACGTCAAAAACTAAATGCTATGCCATTTGGTGATCAATACACAACATCAGGAGGAAAAGCCCTACAATTCCACGCTTCAGTTCGCTTACGACTCAAAGGAGTAGGTAAGATTAAAGAAAAAGTTAATGGAGTTGACACAGTAGTTGGTCAAGAAGTAGAATGTGTAGTTGTTAAAAACCGCCTAGGCCCCCCTAACCGAAAAGTACGTTATAGTGTATTTTATGATTCAGGGATTGATGATGTTTTTGGTACTTTAAAATTACTTAAAGAATATAGTGTTGTAAAACAAGGAGGAGCATGGTATAAATATACTACTGCTGATGGTGAAACCCACCAATTCCTAGCTAAAGAATTTGGAGATTTATTAGAAAGCCACCCAACAGCTAAGGAAGAATTATATGAAGCTCTTTGTGATAAATACATTATGAAATATCGTCATGAAAAAGAAGACAATCTAGATCGTGATCCTGACGAAACCATAGTTGAGAATGAATAAATTTGAAGATATATTAAACAATATAACCCCAGAAGAGAAGCACCCTAATGACAGGGTGCTTCTTATTGATGGGTTAAATATATTTTTAAGGGCATTTGCTGTAAATGGTTCCTTAAATGAAAAAGGTGTACCTGTAGGAGGTATTACTGGTTTTATGAAATCTTTAGCGTTTGCTATTAGAGAAATGGAACCTACTAGAGTTATTGTAGTTTATGATGGTGCAGGGGGTAGTAAAAGAAGAAGAAAAATTAAACCTGATTATAAGGCAAATCGTACTCCTAAAAGAGTAACTAAATTTGATGCTTTTAATTCCTTAGAGGAGGAAAAAGAAGCAATGAAAATTCAAT